TGAGGAAGTCGCCGTTCTCATCCATGAGTGAATAATCAAGAACGTTTGTTGAGAACTTCTGCTGAATGATATCAATCTCAGCAATGCCTGTGTTAAACTGCTCGTTGGAGTACTCAAACAGCTCACAGGTTAGCTCCCAAGTCTGGAGTGCACCAAACTGATAGAACATTTCCTGCTTGTTCACGTACCTAATCTGGAAGCACTTCCTGTTTAGCGGGAAGTAGATCAGATCACCTTCATTTGGTCTTAGCTGGTCTGTTTGAATTGCAACTTCTTGGTTGAACGTGCGCTGTGCAATAGAGAACACAACCTGATCACGGATCTGCAAGCCAAACTTAGACATGAAGCTGCCATCACCTGTAAAGCCATCGATTGACTTGATGTATAGCTCAACAAGGATGGCTCTGTTGTACTGTGACTGGTCATCCGTACCCAACATCTTGTCATAGTTTGTCAGCGTGCGAGGCATGTAGTACATGTCCTCACCATAGATCTTAATCGATTCTATGATTAGGTCTTCATAGAGACCCTGCTCGTTACTTGCTGAAAAGTTGTTGAAGTAGAAATTAGTTGCCACTGTATCAGCCGATCATATCCGTTGCAGGCAATGAGTAGGTGTAGATCATTTCTTTCTCAAGCTCATCTCTTTCCTGAGTAGCATCATTGTAGATCTTCTCGCCATTAAACTGAATGCCACCAGGAAGCTGCATGCCTGTAAACTTGGTTAGGTTTGCACCCCACTGCTGCTTGATTAGACAAGAAGCATAGCGCTGCAGCCAACGATCATTCCAGGCATCAGTGAACACATCTGGATCAACAATCTGATATGCCTCAGCAATGATGTAGTCGCCATCATTGATAATTGACCAATCCATGTCGATGTAAAGACGATTCATGTGGCGATTGTAGCGGAAAGGCTGCTGACCAACTAGCATCTGCTCTAGGAACTGAACGTGTGTCAGTGCCATGTAGTAGGGAACCATGGACACGCTAGTCAAAGTGTAGAGATCGTTCAGTGCAATCTGGTAGCGAATGTTGAACAGGTTGTTTGTGCTTAACCCCTGTGCAATGGGGAACAGATTGACAACGCCTATGACATTCTCTGGCATTGGCACATAGCGATCAATCTTTGTCTGCGCTGTTACCTGATACTTGTAGTAGATCTTCTCTGAACCATCAAAGTGGTAGTCCCAGAAATACTTTAGTGCCTCGTCAATGCGGTCATCAACCTGATCATCATCAACGTTGATCTCGATTACAGGCTTGCCTAGCTTGCGAAGGCAATACTCTTTGAACTGGTCTCTTGTTGTTGGAACTGCCATGGCGCCCTACTTTGTTTGTTTCTACTATTTATTATTCTTGCTGAGCCTTCTTCAAATCTTGAAAAGAGCGATACTGAGCAAACCCATCCTCGCCTTCAAGAATGCCACTAAAGCGTATGTTGCATACAAGTGCATACTTAGCCGAATCTTCACAGAAGAAAGGAAATGTGCTATGCTCACTGTGACCGGGAAAACATACAATTGTGCCCGTCTTGACGCCCATGGGTGTGTATAATTTTTCCTTCCTGCCCCAAAACCCACTTGGTGGGTTTCTTGGATTATGAAAAACCATCTGACCAGCGTGTGGATGAGGTTCGTCTGGCGATACAACTATTTTTGGATAGTAAGTGATCACAAGCTGATTGCCCATGTGTGCGTGTGGAACACTCCACTGACCTCTGCGTTCAACATTGCCAAACATATGCATCCTGGGCACGGTAATGTCTGTTGGTTCAATGCCTATCACATCTTTGCAGTACTTCCAGAAGTATTGTTCTAGCAGCCTATAATACTTCAGAAGTGCGGGTGACTTGTATAGTAACAGGAGATTGTTGGGGATAGCATGTTTGAACCCAGCATCATAATGAACCATCTTTTCTTCGCTGTATTGCTCAGCAAGAAGTGCTAGCTGCTCATTTTCCCCGTCTGTCAACTGTTGAAGTTGATCTGTGAGGATTTTTGTTGGCCAAAGCTGATGCAATATCATCCTTGAAATGGCTCCTGCCTTGTAGCAGGTACGTGTACCTCATCACTCATTGTACCCCAGAGGTTGCTTCTTTCCTTTGGTAATCTGTAACCATCTTCAATAGCCTCGATTGCATAAGGAAGTGCACCAGTGACGTTCTCAAAAGCTTTTGCAAAGAAGGGTAGATGATCGCTGTAGGCTGTATCGCAGGACTTGTTAAAGTACTCACCTTCCAAGAACATACAACTACCGCGGCAGACTTGGAGCATGGGGCACTTGCTGCATTCATCGCGGAACTTCCAATGCGTTGATGTATCAAGCTTGATCTTGTCAAATGCATCAACGTGTCCAATTCTATGCGACTTTCCATTTGGAGCACGTGCACTCACAGTCACATTCTGGCACGTTAGCACATTGCCCATTAAATCAACCGCAACAACGTGGGGGTCATCCATACCACACTTTTGATTGAGTGAATGTGCAGGACGCTTGTTACCCCAACTGTCAATCCAGCTTTGCACTCTCTTGTGCGCAATTATGAATCTAGAACTCGTATCATCACCCAATGACTCTAGCGACATCCTTCTAAACGCAAGGTGTTCAGCGGGTGATTGCAGTGTATTCTTCATCCCACCCTCATCGTAGACATCAACAAAACTGCCCTCACCTATAGTGAATTCTTTGTCAGCACCAAATACTTTTTCAAAGTAGGCTTGAATGGCTGCACGATCTAGATTTTCTCTATGGATCATTGAGTTGATGCTAATCTTTTTCTTTGGTAGGAGACGCTCAAACAACTTGAGGATGAGATCGCGCTTTTCTGGATCATCAAACGGGTTTGGACCCCTCACATTTTGCCCAGGGCCATCGTGAGACACACCTACGTTGAAATCCAGCTTGTCCAGCCAGTTGATAATCTCATCCGTAAGCAGTGACCCGTTTGTTATAACAAGAAACCTTGCAAACGGGAAACGTTCACGCATTGCTTCAGCAAGCGGCTTGAAATTTTTCCAATACACGAAAGGCTCACCACCCCAGAACTCAATTGTGTCGGGTGGGTAGAGAAGCCAGTTGTCAAGAGAGTTTATAAACTTATCAAGCAGTTTAGTGTTGCTATGCTCAATATTTGGCACAAACCTCTGGCTGCAATACTCACATGAGTAGTTACAGCTCAGACCAAGCTGAATTTTCAACGTCTTGATCAACACGCTCTTTTTGTTTGGTGTTGATACTGAAGTCGTAGGGAACTCTTTGAAATTTCCCTGTAGCGTAGTGGGCGTAACATCGAGAGGATTCCCCTCAGAGTCCCACAACTCTGATGTCATGTTATCGTAGAAGTATTGAACATGCTCGACGTCAGTAACCTCATGCTTAGTAAAGACTGGCTTTGTAGCCGCAATGATGAACTTCATTTTGTACCTTTCAAATCACCTTTATAGTATGCTGTACAGAGTTGGTATAAACCTTGCCAATACTAAACTTACATGTTATCTCATCACCTGGTTCTAGGCTGAGAGCAGTAACCTTAACTTTTGCTCGACCATCCTTTACCTGCACAATATTCTTCGGAAGGTAACCAGCGTTGTATTTAATGCGCGTGTCAAAATCACATGCAGTAAACTGACCTCTCCAATTTCTGTATTCAAACTCCAGCTCAATGGTGCTATCAGGTTGCATTGTCTGTGGACCATGCACTACTGGACGTGGAGAGTATATCTTTCTTTCAAAACCGTGATTGGGTTCGTACGTTGGTGCGACGACCCAATCAGGTTCTAGGTTGCATGTTAGTAGCTCACGCGACGGAACACTAATTAGCCAAAAAGCATCCAGAAAGGACTTAGTCTCGGGATACAATATGATGTGCAGTGGGTAGTTGCCTTGAATGATGCAGGCAAGCTCTGTTATCTTCAAACTGCTTAGATTTGTCCATGTATAGGCATTGAAGCAGGATTTGATCAAAGAGATTTTGGGATCAGGATTTAAGATGTCGTAGCTGTGAAAAATGAAGCGCGACAAAGGAAAGTAATCACTGCGGTTAATCAGATCATCAAATCTGACTTGCTTTTCATTAAAGTATACAACACTTTCTTCTATCTTCAGGTTCAACTTGTGGCCTTGTGATAAAATTCCTGCTAGCTGCGGGTCTTCCGCCTTGAGCATTTCATAGACATAGAGAGCCATAATCTAATTTCCCAACAAATTAAACGGCGCTGTATACAGCCTTTCCGTGTTTAAATAACAATGGATACAAGTTTCGATACTGTAGCTCCCAGACACGTAGCCAAGTAGTTGCCTTGTCAATCCACACCTGCTTTTCTTGCTCGTTTAAAGCAAGCCACTCGTCCCTATAATCGTACCACTGGCGATCCGGATCCGGATAGTCCTTAATTTGCGCAGGGTCAGCTGCTGGGTCAGGTGCATTCCAGCCTACTGTGACCCTATCCTTGTTTATATAGAACTGAGCAGCCAGTTCCTCAACTAGTTGCTGGTAATCGATCATTGTTTCAAGTGCCCTTTTCCATAGCATGTTGCACAATCAGATCTGCAACGCGGATGTTGTGTGTTTGATCTGTAGGTAGCAGCGATCCTATAGAGTTTACATCGATAATTCTGACATCGTTATTTGTCAGGAAAACATCCATACGAGCAGTGTCAAGACCAAGCACTGACATTGTGGCCATTACAGCATCTCTTATTACTTCCGGCGTTTCGCACGGCAGCTGCTGGCGCCCCAATGAAACAAAGGCTTTGAAAGCAGAGGTGTCATATGGTGTGAATAGAAACATTCTTGTATAAACCTGATCACCAACCACACGCACGCAGTACATTGCTGTGTCTGGATTTCGAATGTACTCCTGTAGTACAAACATACCAATCTTCACCAGCGAGTTTGTTCTGAGCCTATCTATAGCTGCTACAGCAGAGTCTGCATCATCACATAATTCAACACCAGCACTTTCAAAACTGATAGGGTGCTTGACAACTATGGGAAATTCACCCACTCTTCCTATCATCAAGGATAGAACATCGGGCTCTGGATTAGCGTCTATGAATTCAGTTGTGGGGTAAGGAATTCCAGCGCTGTTAAGCTTTTGGTACACTACAATCTTGTTAGATGTTGCAGCATGAGCCAATGGTTTGTTGATGAATGTTGTGTTTGCAAACGCACTTAGTTTTTCAAGAATGTTGTTTCTTTCTGCATAAGCTGCAGCGCCAAGAATTGTTAGAGTCTGATTAGCAAATACTGCATAATTGGGCTCATCTAAGATCTCACGATCGTAGGTTAGCAGATCATCTGTAATTGCAAATTTGTTGAAGTCAATTAGGCTGACTTGAACATTTTTTTCCGTGAAGGCTCGAACCAACTCCGATGAGTTGTAACTTGGTGATGGTTCTGAGTGATGTATGATCCATGCGGTTTTCATAGTGTCTTTGGCTTCCATGTCGAGTAATCAAAGTCATCATCATGCGCCCAACCACTAACTATCTTGCCATTAGCTATGTGCGTATGAGATCCTCCCATGATTAGTGTATAAACAGGCGTGGCTTCATCAAAAGATGTGTCCTGTTCAATTGACTTGATTGTTTCAAGCTCGCCAGTCTCTGTGACCAATGTCATGCCGGCCTTGAGTGTTTGTACAGGTGTGTTTCGAAATCTCTTGTTCAATCTTGGTGCTTGTCCGCCAAGATTGTCAATTGTGACAACTGTCGTATAGTCGGTTGTAGCCTTGCCGACATCCAATGCAGCCCAACCTTCAGTGGTCCAGTGTCGGTGCTCAGGCGTTGTCTTGTGCGTACCATTGATCGTGTAGAGCTTATTGGATGCAAGAGGTCCTATGTGGTAGGCAAGAACTTCATTCTTGTATCCAAAGCCACCTTGTACAATATCCCCCACACAAATCTGGTCGATACGTTTCTTTGTACCGTCTGCCATTGTAACGAGTGCATCGCCAAGAAAACATGTGCTACTGTCTGTAGAGCAGGCACAGTCGCACTGACAGTTACCGTCTACTCTGTAGAAATTAGAAAACGAAATTGAACCTGTGGGGAATACTCGAAGACGTTCCTCTCTACCGGTACCGTCTCCAAAAACGAAATTGTATCTACGCCCTCTATAGTAATTCAAATTAAACAAATTAGCGTTATTGGTGCCCCAATAGAACCCGTCCCAGTTTGTTTTGTTAAAGAAATTATCTCTAATATTTTGAAAGCTTAAAGGACCTGAAGCTACTGTAGGCATGTTATGTTTCCTTTAATCTGCACACTTCATCTTTGAGTGTATCAACCTCAGATTTCAGCTCTTTGACTGCTTCGATCAACAACTCCTCTGCGTTGCGCCACACGCTCGCAATACCAGCAACTAAAGACATCAGGTGTTGTGCGTTGTTTACCTATTTATTGCTACGTCGTTATTTGACTAAGTCTATGTTACCGGCAACAGAAATTCGATAGTCATCGGAAGTATAAAATGGGTAAACTGTGTGTCTCAGATAGCTCGGAAACATCATTACTGTGCCTTCGTAGCTTTTGTCTACCGCAATGTTGTGTGTCTGTATCTCACCACCTAGGTTAGAGTACACAAACTCAAAGTTTGAATTCTTCTTAACTCTACTGTTTGCAGAATTAGGCATGCTCATCTCATTCTGTAGTTCATAAGGTATTTTGACCCATACCACCCAACCTAGAGTTCGTGGGTGATGGTGCACTGGACTAAACTCGTGCTTCTTTTGAACATTGACCCATGGATTGGTGAACACTGGTCTATGCGACCGCTTAAAATTAAATCTGTCTTGATAATGTTGAGTCATAGCATACAGGTGACTTTGAACTTTGACATCCAACTGTATGGCATACAACTCTTCAATCATACCAACCAAATCATGCGCCTTACTGGTTTTGTTTTCTATTGCTTGATCAACATTTGATTTAAGCACATCAAACACATCACAGGGAAGCTTGCCCATCAGTATCCCAGGATTGTTGAGCTTGAGCTCGGTTAGCTGCATAATCTACACCCAAACAGGACCTTTAGCCCACACAGTGAGCGAGTATCTCTTTCCTCTTGTCACACCATTTGCTTTGTGGTAGAAGAATGAAGGGAACGCTACACACTCGCCTTGCTCGCGCTTGGGTAGCTGCGCTGCAGTCGCCAAAACTGCTGCAGCAGAAGATACAACTGATGGTGATATTTCTGCATCATCGATGTTAATTGATACGTGTGTTTTGCCTGCTATTTCGTTGGGATCTAGATTAGCAATTACAGCAGCGATTTTTTCGTAATCTATGTTAAAGTGTTGCACTGCAGCCTTCGAAGGAACAGGTGTTCTGTATGGATCCACATCAAGAGAGCCTCCCTCGTATGTTGAACTATCGGATAATTCAAACACATACGTGAGTTTTCTGCCACTCCACAATAAATTATTGGACGGGTAGGGAGGATCATCACTATGCCAATCAAAGCCAGTTTGCCCCTCGCTATACTCTGCCACCTGAAGATCAAACTGATCGATGTCAGCCTTGTAATGTTCGCTGTTTATACTATTAAGGGTTTCGTGTATAGCACTCCATGTAACCGGTTGCAGCTGCTCGGCTCTAATGAATGCAACCGTACTATCTCTGTGGGTTTCGTTGTAACGGCTGGTTCCATCGGTGTTTCTTATTGCTGCTTTCTGAAAACCGTTCTGGGTAGCAACTGCTACTATATCAGCACATTGATCGGGCGTCAATGTGTTTTTTCTTGTCGCTATCATTAATTGCCCTCTCGTGTTTGTGTATAACTTTAACTTATGGTGGAGTGTTGGTTCTACAACATTTGATGTGTTGAACAACGCTTTATATCTACTAGATATAGGGTGCTGTGTAGAATATTTTGCCTCGTAATGGCTAAACCTATCAGCTAAGTGTAGAAGATCTTCCCTGGTGCCTCTTTCTTCCACCAAGCTCAATAGCTCTTGATATAGCTCAAACTCCGGAACATCAGCATGTTGTGCTGTTATACCGTCCTCAGCAGGAATCCAATGATAGCACCATATGTCAGGAGCTGTTCCCAGCTTCAAATTGTTCTTTACGTACTTCAACCACTGCCATGCACCTGTCATAACCTTTTTAGATTCATCCCAGCGCAAAGATCTGACAGTATCAATATTTGCGACCCATGACCACGACGACACTCTGTTACAGCATGCAGTGATTGCATTGTCAGGTACTGTAATGCGCTGGTCTTGTACTATGTAAGAACAAGTCAAAGCATCTAAGTCCTTTT